AAACGACGGCAGCCGTCATTCGCCAAGCCAAGCAGAAGCGGCAGACCTGCATCATGCGCCATTTGCGTACATGCCGTAGCCAACTAATTCGGCACAATCGGATTGATTCCTGCTAATCGCGCAAATTTAAAAGAAAATGTCAGCCTTTTCAGTATAACAGACAGAAGGCACTTGGGGCGAGTCGCAAAAACTTCAATCGATAAAAAAAGAGACAGCTCGAAAGCTGCCTCTTCCTGCTTCGTACAAGGAAAGCGATCGATTAACCGATCGAACCTTCCATTTCGAATTTGATCAATGCCGTCTTTCAAACAGCATCATATAATGAAGGAAAAGTTTTAAAATCAAGCATTTTTCAATTCACCTTTTCATATATTATCATATCTTTTCAAGCGCTGTCGGCACGAAATCGGCATGAATCCGGCACGCATTTTGCATCGAATCCTCTCCGACTGGCTATGCCAGCGGAGTCTTTTTTAATACTCCGTCCAATACTCTATACCGCCTTGCCTGGATCTCTCCTCACGAAATTCGTCACGAGGCACTTTGTCGGTCAGCCGGATCGATTCTGCTCCGCCTCCCGGTTTCCATTCGATTAATCCTTCCTCACGCAGCTCAATAAGAGCCTGCCGCAATGCAGGCAAATCTCGGCCAGTCCGAACCTTCAGCTCACGCAGCGTCGGAGCGCGTCCGTACGCCGACCAAGAAGATCGAAGTACGCTATACAATTTATCATTTGTATCCATCTGTGATCACCGATTCCTTACTGCTATCTTACTCGAATTTGCATCTTACGATCAATGTTCATCGATAAGATTAGGATTTTCAGCAAAATGTCTTCCATTTTAGAAAAAACCACATTCCCAAATGTTCAATTGCTTGCTATGTTATTAATATGGGAAGTTCAAACAAATAAGAGGGGATTAGAGAATGAAAACGAAATTAGTATGTTTGGTCTTTAGCGCAATTTTAGTCTTGTCCGCTTGTTCAGAAGAGCCCTCCACTCAGTCAAAGGATGAAACGAAGAACGTTTCGCAAAACACATCAGCACTAGACACCGCCAAACCCGTTGTCGCAAGCGTAACGCCAGTTACCGAAGCCAATCAAGAAGATCAGCAAACGAAAGTGGTAGACAAAGTGTTACAGCAATTTAAAGAAGCTGGTCTCGAGGTAGAGGATGAACGTTTACTCGATGATGCTGAAATGCAAGGCATGCCTGCAAAATACTTAGAAGGCAAACGTTTTTCCCTCCCTTCCTTTGGAGAAAATGCAGCTGGACGAATCTTTCTTTATGAATCACGCGCTGACTTAGATGAAATAGATCGTCTATTCAAATTATTTGGAAGAAGCTCTGGCCCTAATCAGCGATTTTATACAGCTTTCAATAATGACACTCTTGTTTTTCTTGAAATCGACGGACGAATTACAAAAGAGCAATTCGAACAATATAAGCTGGTTCTCGATCCAAGCGACGAAGGGTTTAAAATTACATTAGCTGAATTTAATCAAATTAAAGAAGGAATGACTTATGAAGAAGTCGTGAAAATTATTGGCGCTCCTGGCGAACTGAAAAACGAGGGAGGATCACTAAGTACTTACAGATTCGAAGGAAAAGGCTCTAAGCCTCTAGCCTCTGGCGTTTTTATTTTTAGAAACGGCAAAGTGGAAAGTAAATCGCAACACAATCTCGAATGAGAACACTTGTGATTTTACATTTATAAATTCATCTTGAACAATCTATAATAAAAACCCGCCTAAAGGTCAATCTTAGGCGGATTTTTATTATAGAAAAATAAGGAACTCTGACGATATAATACATGAGTATATAAAAAAGAGGGGGAGTAAAATTGAAGTGGCTTAAAATCTTCGCTTGGATCGTATTTCCGTACATTATGATTCTCTTTGCTTGGAAACGATTTGGTGTAGTAAAAAGAACGACCGGCATTCTCTGGGCTTTCTTTATTCTCATCGTGACGATCGTTCCAAAAGATGCAACACCAGAAACGGTAGCGACGACTAACGCGACGCCGGACACCGCTACTATTCAAACAACGACTTCTGAACCAAAGGCGCTGACCTCTTCCCTGCCTGCTTCCGAAACCAAAACGGCGTCGCCTGCGAAGGAAACGGCTACATCTGCAACTACGACACCCGCAACCGATCCGGCTTCGGCCGCTGAAACGGACGAGCAACATGACGTTGTCCTGGAATTCCCCGTCGCTAAATATCCAAAGACAGCAGCTCATATCGCCGCAGCGATCGAAGCCGGTCAATCGGCAGTCTGTACCATCGATCGGAACGGTGCAGACGCGAATCGAGACGCTTCGCTGGTAGGTTTGGCAACGAAAGCCGGGCACGATCGCGATGAATGGCCGATGGCCATGTGTGATGAAGGCGGCGCCGGCGCAGATATCGCTTATGTCCCTTCATCTGAAAATCGGGGATCTGGATCGTGGGTAGGACACCAACTCCGCGACTACGCCGATGGTACCAAAGTTTTGTTCGTGCTAGACGGCGAAGTGACAGGGGAAGTTGTAGCTGTTGAAAAAGAAACGCCATCGGTTGAAGCTGCAAAAGAGCCTGCCAAGGCTGCAACTCCGGCTCCCGAAAAGAAGCCAGCTGCAGTGAAGGCTCCAGTAGTCGCTACTCCGAAACCTGAACCGAAGTCCGAGCCTAAGCCGGAACCTGAACCGGCTCCTTCACCAGAACCGGAACCCGAGCCGATTGTCGAAGAACCTGAAGTAGAATATGTATTTTACGAAAACTGTTCAGCTGTACGTGCTGCTGGCGCTGATCCGATCTATGAAGGCGAGCCCGGGTACTCCCGGAAACTAGACCGTGACGGTGACGGCGTAGGCTGCGAAAAATAAAAAAAGCCTGCTACAGGATCTCTCCTGAGCGGGCTTTTGCTTAACTAGAGACTTTGAGGATATGCGTGTAACCCTGATGGTGTGCCCCTCCGATTCGAACGCTGAACTCTGTATACTTTTCAACTGGACCGCCATAATCTACAATCAAATTGTCCTGCGCGTAGAAAACAAGCACTTGCACCTGCACCTGCACCTGCACCTGCACCTGCACCAACGCTACGGCTAAAAACTCTTCGTTACTGATCAATTTTTTATATGTATGCTTCATAATGAGCCTTCTCAAATACAAAAACGGCCCTGCCTGATCGCTCAGGTAGGGCCAATTCTTTCGGTTATTCTTAATGTAACAAGCTAATAAGCTAGCATCTAGTCCGTTTTGAAATTTTCTGGTATGTTTGAGGCATATTGATATGGGGGATGATTTTTTTGAAGAAGAAGATTGCGTTACTTGTTTTTGCAGGTATGTTAATTGGGACAAGTGTTCAAGCTAAATCCGAAACAATTTCGTATAGTAAAGAAATGCCTGTTTTTTCTGCAAGTATCAGCGACATTCCACCCAGCCTAACAAACGCCTCCTTTTTTAACGCGTCAGCACAATTAGCTACAGGACTTCGAATGGTAAGAAGTGCTCAGCGTGTATCTTACTATGAGATGCTTTTGTATGATACTGATCAATCGATCAATGATGTCAAAAGACAATTAGAAGAAGCGAAGGTGAGTAGAAATCAATTGTCTGACATTATGAAAACAACGAAATCAATAAATGATCCTATGGCCACTAAAGTTCTGAGCATGCACCTAAAAGCCATTAATAGCTATGTAACGGCTAATATGTACCTTAAGCAATATCATAGCGCTCCAACGCAATATAATTTAAACATGTACATAAAGCACGATGAAAATGCATACAACTTGTCTGTCGAAATCGCAGAACTTTCACAGGAAAGATATGCCCATTATATGAAGAAAGCTCTAAACAGCTTACAATAAAAAAAGCCCGCTACAGGCCGAGACCTGAGCGGGCTTTTACCGATGCTATCGGATTGCGACCGACCAACGTCGGAACGTATGTCAATTATAACCAAACTATCTTGCTCGGTCAATGTCGACATGCTTAACTTACCAATTACGCATGTGCAGTCATTTATGCATGTTAGCTTTTTGGGTCAACGACGCTTTTAACAGCATTATCGAAAGATTCTTGAAGTCCGGCGTTAATTCGTTCGATAATCTGATCAGCTTGCGCTTCATCGGGCGCGCCGGTCATATTGACCGTAATCACCGGCGCTGCTGTCGGCTTCGATGCATTGAATTCCTCCCATGCGCGCTGAACCGCCGCCTCAACTTCCTCAGCCGGAATCTTCATACCGATCCGCCCCAATTTGAGCGACAGCCACTCACATGCCTTTTCGAATTTGTCCCGACCGATTCCCGGCCAGTTTTTCTCCACCCAGGCATACGCATCGCGTGCAAGTCGCTCAATGATCTCTCGCTGCGTCGCCGTCAGACGGACGTCGAGCCACGGCCGCACCTTCGACGTCCATGCCCACCAGAGCAACGTCAAGAGCGCCAGCACGGCCAAGCCGATGGCAGTCAGCACGATGCGCGCTACATAATCGTTAAGCATTACGCTTCATCCCTCCCCGCACATCAACGATCGGGCCTCTGCCGTTCCATTTCACTTTTGCGCCGTATGCTTCCGCAATCGCTCGCACAGGGATGTAAACACGGCCACCGTAAGGCTTTGCCGAAGCAATCTCGCGGCCATTGAAGAAAGCTTTCTTCTTATCGTTGTCCCACTTGTGAGAAACGCCAAAGATCTGCGCCATGTGCGTGAGCTGCGCATAAGCGATGCCACCGAAATCGAGTCCAGCCGCTTCCGGACTTTTGATCTGTACGCCGTTATGCAAAATGTCGACCTCATCCGGAATCTCAGCCACGGGAGCAGCGGGCGCAGGCGTCACCGTTGGCGGTTTCGGCTGCGCGGCCTTCGGTCCGTATTTCGCGCGCATCTGCGCCGCCGTGCCGTTCCATTCGTTCAGGTCGACCGGACTGTTGATTCCCGCGACCCGCTGCTTGCCGTTCGGCAGCGTGCCGCCTTCGCCGGCGACACCGCCGTGATACTGCCAGATTTCCCAGCTCGTCCAGCCCGACGCATTGGCCGGCACCTTGCTAGCGCTATAACGGGCGATCCAGAGCGGCCAGCTCTGCAAGCCTGAGAAGTTATGAATAAAGGCTGGGTAAGTGTAGAGCATGCCGCGCTGCCCGGTCAACCGCTCGATCTCTTCTAGGAAGGCGCGGGCGATCAGCGTCGCTTGAGCTGCGCCAATGCCGGGCGCTTTGGACTCGTAATCCAAGACAGGCGGCAGATCAACGCCTCCGGCCTGCCGGATCGCCGCGGCAAATTTGGCTGCCGCTTCTTTAGCCGCAGCAATAGTCGTCACCTTCTCGTCAAGGTAATGATAAGCCCCGGTAAGCAATCCGGCCGCTCGCGCGCCTTTGATGTTCTGAAGAAACCTTTTATCCATCCCGTTTTGCGTCGCTTTGGCGATCACGAAAGTGATGCCGTCAGCAGCCACCTTTTTAAAGTCGATGTTCCCCTGGTAGTGAGCGACGTCGACGCCTTGGGCGTTGCCTGCTTTTCTCGCTTGCATGAATATCCTCCTCCGGCCAATCAGGCCGTTTTATTCTCTTCGGCCGTCTGTGCTTCTGCGGCAGCCTCTTCCGCCTTCTCGACCTTGACCGCCTCCGGCTGCGCCTCGGGGATCAACTGCGGGTTCTCTTCTGCCTTCGATCGAGACTCAAAAATATGCACCGCGTTTCTGATAATCGGCGGCATGGGTACGCCCATCTTACCGAGATTTTCGACGACGCTCAAAAGCTCATTCGCGAGGTAGAAAAACACGACGGCATCCCGAAACATATGCATGTCGCCCAGCACACCGTCGATCAGATGCGCGATGGCGACGACCGCGAAGATCGCGACCTTGCGGACGATCCCGAAATAGCCGACTCTGCTTTTCAGTTCGCCGCGCACCCATGCCGCCGCCCAGCCCGTTGTCCAGTCTACGATGATAAGTACAAGCAGCAATACAGTCATTTCGCTCAGTCCTCCGAATAGGAAGCCGACTACGGCACCGACGGCCCCAGCCGCCCCCTTGATTATGATGTGATCCCCCATCTGTTTATCTCCCGTCATATAAAATGAGCCCCCGGGAGTCCCGAGGGCATAAAAATAACCGCGATCCATAAGGATGCGGTTTACTCAGCAGGCGTATAGTCACCAGCCAGGAATTCGACGCCGTTTGCCAGCAGCTCGGCATAAACTTTCGGTTGGATAGATGGCGGAATTTCTTTGAATTCCATCGCTCCGCGCACAACACGTCCAGTCAGCAGCACGATCAACATAATCAGATCACCTCCTCTCGTAACCCTTAACAGCAGCCAGAGCAGTAGCCGCGCAATCACGACTCTCTGAGCGATCCGCCGAGTGCCAGATTCATGACATCGACGATCGCCCCCTCGTGGATATCCAGCGTCTCCCCCGTCGTCTGCAAGTTGTATTCCAGCAGCTTTGTTCGGCCTTCCAGCTCCGCGATCTGCTTCTGTGCTTTCTGTAGCTGCGTTTCTTCCGGCTCCGGCGGCTCAGGAATCGGACGGTATTTATAGTACAAACCCTGCTCAGGGCTGTAAAACAATTCCCCGTATCCCTGAGATGGATCGGGTTCGGGGATGCTCTCGACAAAAACATACCCTTCGGCTTCGAGTTCTTCTTTGGTTTTTCCCAATCCGTAAGTCGGATCAAAGGGCATGTAGTGTACGTTTCCCGTTCGTCCTCCAAGTTCTGTTTTAACCGCGATCATATTATCACCGCTTTCTTTCGTAATAGGGTCTTTCGATAGCAAGGAGATACCCAGCTTGTCCAATATAAAACCGATCCCCCTCTCTTATCAAAATACCGCCGCTTACACTTGTAATGCCTCCGAACCTGTCTGTAACGAGATTTACACTTGCAGTTTCGGGATTGTACACGATTAAGCGGCCCCCAAGTCCGGGGGCAAGAGGCGCTACAGGATTTCTTTGTACGGCATAAAAAATACCCTCTGAAAAAGCCCCTTTACCAAACCCTAGCGGAGTATGGAAAATGCTTAAATCTAATTTCCAGGTTCCGTCAGGAGATAACTTTCCGACGTAACCCACTCCATTCGAAACTTGGAAACCTAGGGACAATGCGGCCTCTCCCTTTTCGTCAACTTCTAAGCAAGAATCCCGATTGAACGGGATGTTACTCCCAATTGTGTAAGCATTTGACGTGGAAATTAGCGTTCGATCGGATGCGCGTACCCGATAATATGTTGCTGTTGAATTACCTACAGCGACTAAATAAAGCTCTGTTCCGTCTTTCGTTATGCCTAATGCAGACGGTGAACTACCTGTAATAAGGGTAGTAGATCCTCCTGTAGATAAATTATCTATATTGATAGTTGTAATAACCGTATTTCCGCCTTGTGCAGACGCAATATTAATACGACGCGCGATCGGGTCGTATACTGTACCTACTTCGTAAAGTCCAAGGTACGGAGTGAAACTAAACAGGAGATTATACTGTCCTTCTGCTCCCGTTGTTAGGTTAAGCCACTGCAATCGGACAAAAGCTTTATTAGCGGTCGTATCGCGTGCAACGACAACAAAACCTACACGATTATTTAATTCATCCAAAATCACAGGTGTTTTCTGACCTTCTACATAACCGGATTGCGTATAGTACGCGGTAGCAATTACGGCACTCCAAATTATTGCACCTGTATTTTTATTTATTTTAAAGATGAATATCCCTTGATTGTTTGGCAAATATTGAGCCACCACAAAAACAAAATCACCATGTATTTCCATCGCGTATACAGTTCTGTTTGCCATCCCCGCTGTAGGCAAAGTGGTGCGAAATGACTCAAGCACTTTTATTTTTTGTTGATCTGGATAAGCTCTCCCCCCTCCGCTACTCGCGATAAAATTTGCGCCGGCTTTCCGGAACATTACCGGTACACCTGCCCTCAGCTCGCCGATCGCAAAGTCTGTTTCATCTGCCGTCTTGAGCGGGACCGTCGTCGCTGTGTCGATCTTGACCGACGCCGCGCCGGTGTTGGAAACGTTCGGGACCAACACCAAACCGAAACCGTCCGGGATCGTCGAAATCCCCTCAGCCGGATTCGTCTGTACCGTGTACAGCGTTCCGGTTCCGGTCGGCGCCGGCGCGTACAACGGATGCCGGATGTGGTCGTTTGCGTGCGCCGTCATGTCAACTTCAGTCAAAACCCGGCTCCAATCCTGCCAAAATGTATTGCTGTCGCGTTTGGATCGGGTCCAGAAGCGCGCCGTTTTATCGGTCTGGACATTTCCCGTATACATTTCAAAGTAGAGCTGGAAACCGCCGCTTCCGGCGCGCATCGTGACGACATAGCCGTTTGCGGTCGGCCAAGCTCCCGCGGAGCTGCTGACCTTGAAGAACGATAAACCGTCCGGATAGACTCGACCTTGTGCGTCCGGCGCAGCGTTGACCAGCACCGAGGCGGCCAACCAGTTATCGGACAGGCGGACAGTGTTCTGCTTTGTCTCAAGCCCGCGACGCAGCGCATCGGCCGTAGGCGCTTTTGTTTTATCAGTGCTTGTAAACTCATCGATCATTGCTATTGCGATCTTGCTGATCGCATCGGCCATTTCTTCTTCAGAAACGGCACCTTCATCGATCGCATTGATCAGGTCAATAAAAAACTGCCGATTCACGTTCTCGTTTCCGAGTGGAAGCGGCAAGTTCAAGTTTGCTGTATGATCCGGCATTATTTCCATACCTCCAATTCGTCCCAAGTCAGATCTGCCGCGTCGAATTGATCCCATGTCAGATTCTTCGCGTTCAGCTCATTCCAGGTCAGATAGCTAAATTCGTATTCGACGGCAAGGTGCGCGGGCTTAATCAACTCGATCGCAGCCTTTAGATCGTCGAGGTTCGGAGGCACGCCGCGAGTATCAACGAAATGAACCGTAAACGTGTATGCAGCAGAGTCATTCGTCACCTCGACAGTGCCGCCGTCATAAGCCTCGGCCAATCTCTTGATCATTCGAATCGTCACCGTGCCGGTACCGCGAATTCGGGAACGGATAACGGCGCGTCTCTGGTCGAGCGGCTGCCCTGCGAGCGGCGTGATCCCGAATTCAGCTTCCCAGCGATTCAGCCCCCAAGTCGCCGTCTCCACGAACCATTGCCGAATGACATCGGCGACTACCGCCTTCAGGTCGTCAAACTCCGGCCCTTCAGCCGCCATGATTGCGCGCATTTCATACACTTCTTCATAAAGCGTTGGCAGTAGCGCCATCATATCGCGGCCGGACGGAGAGTTGATTACGATCTCGGTCGTCATGTAAAGCTCACCTCACCCAGCACGGCCACCGATCCATTCGGCACTGCAATGTTTCCGGTACCGCCGTTGACGAGCAGGTTTTCATAATCCTGCACGCCAGCGATATCCAGCAACATCGAGCCAAGGTACACGTACCGAACTGTCGCATCGACCGTAAAGGCCAAGCCGAGCAGATAAGCGTTCACCACCGCTTCATAATCGGATTGGACTTGCTCGATCGTCCGCGATCCGGTCAAAGTTAGATCTGCAGATATCGTAAGCACTACCGATCCGGCTGCCGATATTGTCGTCGTAGCTCCGACCGGAGCCGCTCCTTCACCGTCGCCGTTGATGTGCGGATCGATATATGCCTGCACGTCTGCAACGAGCGTCGCGCTGGCCGGCTTTTTGTTCGCATCAAGGATAAAGGTCTTGACGGTTCCCGGTCCGTTCCAAAGCGGTACAACGTAGGCATCGCCGACTCCCGGGACTTCGAGAGCCCATTTCTTATGGTCGGCTTTATTGCCAGACGTCGACGGAGTCCGCACATCTTCCAGGTACCGCGCGCGGAAAGCTTCGTCTACCTCGGTATCAGCGCCCGGCACAAGCAGTGATACAATCACCCCTGTCTCCAGTCCGTTGATATAATCGAGCGGCAGCAGATTTCCATAAGCGGCGTTCCCTGCTGATCCCGCCACATCAACCGTAAGCTCGAATACTCCGGAAGAGATTCGGGATGTCGCCGTCAGTACAATATTATTCGCGGAAAATTTATTGCCGATTGGAACATCAAAAAGGACGCCGCCGGCGCCCTTAAATTCTCCCTTATGGATTGCTGATGAAGCCGGGCGGCGTGTCGATCCGTAATCGATCGCTCTGAGGTCGAGATATTCACCCGTTGCCGTCGTACCGAATGGGAGGCTTAGAGCGATCGCAAGTTGCTCGTAGACAAGCGCCAGTTCTTCCGCTGCTGGTGCCAAAGAGTCATAGATGATTGCGCCTTCGCGCTTGTCGACATCGTCCGGAACACGACTCAGCAGCCGTTCAATAATGACTTCAAATATCTGCTCTTCGGGATTAAAATCAGCCAAAGTTGAACCTCCTTTCGATTGGTGTAGGGCCGAATATCGTCACTGCGGTAAACGATGCGGTCCCGGTATCGCCGCTCACTTCGATTAAAAAATCCTGAATATCCGTAATCCGATCGTCGACAAGCAGAGCCTCACGAACCCAGCGCTCGACCTGAAGCTCAATTCCGGCGACAAGGCCATTCGTGATCTCCTGTCCATAATTGGAACTGTAGATCGAATAAACAAATCGTTCTGTAGAAAGCGTCTTGATAATAAATTGCTTTACGGCCTCGATCCCATCGATCATGCCGGCAATCCGCTTACTTTCGAAGCCGAGGTTATAGGTCCGGCTCGGCTGCGGCGATTCTTCAATTTCGGCCGGGGCAGCTCCTTCAGGCAGTGCCATCTTCCATCACCTTCCCGAGTACGACATAATCTTTCCCGCCGGCGGCGCGCAGGAGTACGACTGCGTCGCCCTCGGCGAGACCCCGAACGTGATCGAGCTGCGTCAGAAACGCCTCTTCAAGGATGAAGCGCTGGTCTACCATGACGGAAAGCGGCGCCGCCGTCTGTACAGCTCCGAACAGGACCGCAACCGGCTGCGAGGCATCCCGTTCCCCAGCCGAAATTTTCCTGACAATCTCAGCTATTTTTTGACTCATCCGTAGATCACCAACTCCAAACTCATAGTATGTTCGGACCCGTCGACGTCGTGCGTGCATTCTTCTACGAGGAAGAATTGATTGATGTCCAAATCCTTGAGCGTGAATTGCAGCTTCACTCCAGCGTGAACGGCGAAGTCTCCAAGCGCTTCCAACTTGAATGAACGCTGCTCGCGATTCTTCAGGGCAATCATTGTATCCACGATTTGCTGGACTTTCGCCTTTGGAAGCTTTTCCTCGACCTTCGCATAATATTGCAGCGTGCCCCAGCGCGCGATCGAGGCGCTATCCTGCGCGATGTAAACGTCCCGCTTCTTGGTCTTCTTGTTATCCTGCACAATCTTGATCCGGTTATAAGTGTCCGAGTCGATCTCCCGCTTATGCGTGTACTGATAGACCAGGCTACCGTCGCCCAGAATCAAATCGATTCCGGCATCCTCGACGTCGGTGAGTTCCAGCGAGCCGAAGTTGTCTCGCAGCACGTAAGTCCGCCCGGTCGCCATGACCGTTTCTTCCAACGCTGAATAGATCATGTCCAAGCGGACCTGACCGTCTTGAGAAAATTTCGGTATGGCATGCTTGGTGTCGGCCAGCTTTCCGATCCGTAATCCCGAAAGTTCGGCGTTGTCCTTGATGACCGTCGTCGCCGTCACGTTTGCACGCACGTACGTATCCTTATTCATCAGGTAACGCATCTGATCGTAAGCCAAGATGCTCAGCGTGCGGTCTTCGGTCTGCTCGATCGAAAAGATGAACCCGTAGAACACACCCTGACCGTTTACCTTTACGCGGACGACATTGCCATTATTGATTTTAAAGTCTTTGCTCTGCCGAAGCGGATTCTGCACCAGCGTAAACTTGAGGCTGCTGGCCGATCCCTTACGGCTCGATTTGAGTGTCATGCCCGTATAGATTTTGCTGACGTCCCAGATCGTACCCTTCATGTCGTCGATCAGGACTTCGTAATTCTTCAATTCCAGTTGCATATCGAATCCCTCACTTTGACGGCAGTTGGAGCACTTGCCCGATCTGTAATTTCAGCAGATCAGCGTCGGTCAGCTTGTTCAGCTTTTGGATTTCCCGCCAACGCCCGCTGTCTCCGAGCTGCGAGCGGGAGATTTTCGAGAGCGTATCGTTCTTCTTGACCTTGTATGTTTTCGACGGGACACGTTCATCCGGCCGCTTCTTCGCTTCTTTCACGACCTTCTTTTCGCCGGTCTTGTTATTCGTCACGACCTTTGCCTTTTGCGGATAATAAAACGTGTATGCCTTAAGCTCGAGGGAATAAAAAATATCGCCCGGCGATCCCCCTTCTTCCCAGCGCTCGAAGGATTCAATCGTCACGGCGATATTGATCTTGTTCTTATCGTTCTCAGCGTCTTGCCCCACAAAAATGAAACGAACTGGGTAACCTGAAGCCTGCCACCTGAGAATCAGATTCACGAAGTAATTCGGATCCGGATTCCAATCCGCTTGGTCGCGGTAAGTCGCAGCCACGTAAGGACCCGACTGCGCTGGGAAAAAGCTTTCAAAAGAAATCTCTGCAAGCTTCGCTTTGCCGATCGCATTGATCTTCCCTAGTCCGACAATTTCATACTCGTTGTTGTCGCCTTCGTGCCCGACTGTTATTTTCTCCGGCAGCACCGGGAATTCAAAGGCTTCGGCCCCGTTATTAAAGCTCAAATACATCGTAAACGGACGGGTCGCCACGGCTTCAGCTCCTTTCAGAAAAACAAAAAGCGCCCCATGAGGGACGCTTTTCCGTTCATATCATATTAGATTTCCATGACTCCGCCGCGGGAATTCCGAGCGAACACTTCTCCGCCCAATTCTCGTGCCAACGTCTTGGCTTGCCCAGGACGCGGGAAATCAAAGATAATGACTTGAATTTCTCCGTTCATTTCGTAATTCACGACCAAGTAGTTTCCCGCCTTTTTCTTGTCTCCGACACCAGAAGCGGCGCCGACGATCGCGCCGAGCGGGCCGAGCAGTACGCCGCCGACCACGCCGCGGCCGATGACTGATTTACCTGCACGTTGTAGGTCCGTCTTCGTCATGAACGTGGCTGCTCTGATCCGACTCGCATTAAGCGCAAGAGTCTGCCCTTTGTGCTGGATAAGCAGTGCATCCCTTCCAAGCAGAACGTCTACCATCGCGTTTTCGGGTACCTGCGGTAGCCCCGCACGGTGAAAGCCGACTTCGTGCATCCGAGCGTCGAACCGCCGCTTCTTCTTGCTCGAAATAACCATTCGACTTATTCCGAAAGTCAAAATCGCTAGAAATAAAATGATAAAGAACCACATGGTCGTATCCCTCTTTTCGTTTATCCCATCTTTGATCAGAATACCAAAATCAGGGATATTTTAAAAGAGAAAGTTACATACCATATGCGCCGCGTGCGGACGATTCGAACGACTCCTGTAAGCCAGTTTCTATCCGGCTGATTACATCGTCCACATCGGCGCCCTGATTGATCGGTCCAGTTTTGACATTGACCGTCGGAGTCAACGTGACGAAGTTCTGAATCGACTTCATTTCTGCCAATTCACGCATGGCTTTGAGATCCTCACTTGAGATATCGACAGCCTCTTCAATCTTTCCTACCTTATCGACTTTGCCGACATTCGGCTTTTTGGGAGCTTTTGGTTTCTTTGGTGCTTTCGGTGCTTTTGGCTTCTTGCCGCCTTTACCTTTGTTCGGATCAGCTACACCGCTTCCGCTTGGTGTCATTTTCCCAGCGTCGGCATAATCCGCCATATCGTACGCTTGGTTTGGATTTCCCAGCCCGTTGATCATACCCGAGATGTTGTCCACGTATCCCGCGCCTTTTCCATATCCAAGATCAAACGCGTTCGCATAGTCTTCGCCGGTTTTATAAGCTTTGGGAGGAGTCCGCTTAAGACCCGGCGCATCGCTGGTCGGCTTAATAGCAGCAAGCCCATTTCTGAGCGCACCTACGCCATCACTCAACCATGACGATGAGGACGTATCTACTCTAACACTGAAGCCCTTGAGATTTTCGAAACCAGGAATAACGGAAAGCGCCTGAACCATATTGCTGAACCCATCAAGCACCTTGTTGATCGCATTACCGATAGTTTGAACCATGCTCGAAGCGAAATCTTCCGCTCCCTTTGCCATTTCATAAAACAGCGCCAAAGCGTTATCTGCAAGTGTCCAAAACATCATTTTCACCGCGTAGATCGGGTCTACCATGAAATTATGGAAGAAGTCCGTAAAAGCATACCAGGTGTTTTGCAAATGGATCACAATGTTCTCGAAATGAACTTTCAGCATATAGAACAGACCGACCATCGTGCCTACGATTTCCTGAGTGGTGAATCCCATTTGATACAGTGCGTAGATCGCTATGCCAATTGCCAAAGCAATGAGCGTGATCGGCCAATAAGCTATCATCCAAGCAGCAGCCTGAGCGATGATAGGAGCAATCATAGCCCAAAGGTTAACGATCATGGCTCCAAGAAGCACAACACTGATGAAGCCCAGCAACCCGGCGAAAACCTCCCAATGCGCCGTAACGAACTGAATGCCCGCTGCCATCATATCTATTGCCCAAGTGATGCCGTATACAAAAATCGTCAGCCCCGCATTCAGAATACCGAAGAACCGATCAAACGCCCCAGAATCAAATCCCGCGCTGATCCGATCGAACAGCGGCACAAGAGCCGCCAGCGCGCCGCGCCCAGCTTCAGCAAATTTGAATTTGAATGTTTCCAGAATCCGAGTCCATTTAGCTGCTGGGGAAACCAGCATCTGATCCAGCGCCTCTTGAGTGATATTCACGCGATTCAGCAGATCGTCCATCCCTTTAATGAATCCCTCGATGTCGCCATTCATCCCAGCTTTTCGCGCATCAGAATCGCGCACGAGTCCACGAGACATATTAAACCTTTCCACAATACTGGTATAATCCCCAGACATTAACTCTTTCATACTGAAGCTCGCGCCTTCCATCCCTTCATAGGGATTCAGCTTCGCCAGCCGCATAGAAAGCATGTTCAACTCTTTAAGTTGCTCAGGATTCATCGTGTTCGACATAAAGGACTGAGCGCCGGAAATGGAACCACGGACATCAGCGCCATATTTCAGAGCCTGCTCGGTAATCGTGTCATAAATCGCCTGACCGTGCCCGGCGTCGCCCGTGCGAGCGGCAAAGAGGTCGATTTGGCTTTGCTGTTCCATAGCCCCGCCGATCGTACCTTTAATCAGCAGGCCGCCGCCGACCATCGCGAGAAGAGAGGCCAACATGCCGCTGATGCCGCCAAGCCCGCTACTTCCGGATCTGCCCCCGCCTCCTGGTGGAGAAGGGCCGCGGCGCATCGTCCGTGTCAGCTCTTCTACAGCAAGTCTCAAATGATCCATCGACGAATTCAAATTTGTCAATCCGCTTTGAAGACCTGAATTTAGCTGCAATTGAACCCGAGCCGTGATCGTATTGATTCGGGCCATGATCTGCGCTCTCAGGAGCGTGGCTTGTCGCAACGCGCCGGCAGTATCAAGTTCTATGGGTATTCGTACTGCTCGTCCATTGCGTGTGATCCGGCGCATAGCTGTCTCAAGTTGAGCGCGAACCGCGGCAGTGTTCATGTCCAGCCTCACCTGTGCATTTACGCTACCAATCCGCGCCTGGATGCTAGCCATTTGCGCTCTTAGATTTGGAGCATTGATTGAAATATCAATGGCGCTGCTTCCCATCGCGCGAATGCGCGTCTTAAGACGATTGACTTCTGCCACTACGCCAGCGGTATCCAATGAAATCGGAATCGATGCAGCAGTGAAACCACTTCGAATCTGAGCCTGAATCCGGGCAATCTCGGTCGTCACATCCGACGCATTAATAATTACGTTGAGCGCACTGCCGCCTGTGGATCTGATCCGTTGCTTAAGCCGCTCGACTTCCGCCATTGCCCCAGCTGTATTCACGCCAATTTGAAGCTCTGTGCGATTACCGCCCAGCGCATCGATACGTTGCTTTAGTCTTTCAACCTTAGCGACTGCTCCGCCCGTGCTGATTTTGATCTGGATATTGCTTTGCATCGCTCCGCTCAGTTGATTGGCGATCCCTATCGTGCGCTGCATGGCTTGATTGACGCTACGAAGCTTATTTGAAAATCGATCATACAACTGCAAGCTGGCTTCTATACTAGGCATTGTTCCCTCCTTTCCAAAAGAAAAAAGCGCCAAAGCGGCGCCTTATCTTCTTCCTTTTTTCGCTGCCGCTTCTGCTGCAGCTCGATCCTTCCGATCCTGATCGACCTTAGCCTGAATCATGCCGATCAGAGCTGCCTTGTGCAATCTGGGCAGCCCATCGTAATCCCATGGCATGATGTTGTATTCGTTGAGGGCGTAATAGGCGATCGTCGCATCTGCGTCGCCCTCGTCGATTAGTTTTTTACTTCTTCCGCCAGATCATTGATGTCGCGATCGAATCCGTTCATTTCCTGAATTTTCAGCAACAGATTCTGATACTCACCAGCGAGCAGCATCTTTTTCGCGAGCGCGCCCGCTCCCTTTACTTTGTACGAATCTTGAAGACCGGCATCCTTAAGATTCGGGAATACAACACTTGCCGCAACCAGATTGGCGTAATATTTGTCGTTATCGAATTCCGGAATCTTCGGACCTGTGCGGTTTTTGGTCATCGTTGTAGATGCTTTACGCAGCTCCGCATTTTCGTCCTCCGTCATGTAGCGAAGTTCGAACGGAATTGGCTTGCCGGTCTCATCTTTGAAGCGATCGGAAACGACGAAATGCGTCGTTTCCTCCGTTGGTGCGTTCTGTGCGAAGAATGCCTGAAGATTTTTAGGTGCGGTCATGATTGGTTGCCTCCGTTAATTTTATTTTTTTAGCCGAGTTCTGGCGTGCGGAATTGAGCGTCTTCTGCCATTTCGACATCATCGAATGTGAAATCTGCGTCTTCGTCGAGGATATCCGATTCAGTATCCAGCTTTGCCATGATTACGCTGTCCAAGTTCACATTGATCAGCGTAACAGTCTGTTTGCCGATCGAAGAAGATGGATCATCGTTGGTAATCTGGATATCGAAATACGTGTCCTTGCCGGTCTTGATATATTCGAGCATCAATTTTCGGAAAATCGAGGTGGCGTAGTAGATTGTCATCGATCCCGTACCAGACCATCCAGTAGCTTTATTTTGTACACCGCGTTTACCGAGTGCCTTGAATTCTACTTTATTCTTCTCAACAGTTGCTTCCAGTGACTTTACATAAAAGGCTTCATGAACTTCACCATTGATCGTGACGAAGGCGGTTCCTTCTTGTCCGGAGATCGCATCTCCTGCTTTCATAAACATTCCGATTCACCTGCTTTCTGATTTGAATTAACGGTTCCGAATGAGGAAATACATTTTTTCTGTACTATCGGTGGTCTGCACGTAACCTTCGGTATAAACGGATTCAATCTCCTCGCCGGCAAACACCTTAAAGTCTTCTGACGCAAAGTTTTGGAAAGCTCCGATCTCTTGATAAGCCGCAGCCTGCTTGACAACATCTTTCCACAGTAGGCTGCGTCCAGAATCGTTGTTGTCAACCTTTCCAATGTATCGTTCCTCACCGATACGAGAAACGTCGTTTGCGAATCCATCCAACGTCCGAATCGGTCTATTTTTGCTGAAGACGCGATCTTTCTCGGCTTCGAAGCTAGTGAACGTGTTGATGTCCTGCTCGACGATCGCTCGTCCAGATTTTGCAGTAAAGAGAAATTCTCCCGCTTGAAGCGCAGCCACAATTTGTGCACCGGTATAACGTGTGGCAACGTCAACTGCCCCATCGTAGGCTTGGTAGGTCAACGATTCGTTTACCGCCGCGCCTGCCGTTGCTCCAGCGACCCAAGCTGTAGCTTGAGCGGCCGTAATCGTCGTGCCGTCCTCGAGGATGACGCCGTTCTTGACGCTGATGACGCCCTCGTAATCGGCCTGTCGGTAGTTTTCGAGAACTAGTTGGGATTTGAATCCCTCGTTGTCCCGTAGCCGCTTGATATAGGCGGCGTATACGCTTTTCAGGGTAATATCAGTGCCGACATAGGCCATCGTATTCCAGGCTTGCAGCTCGGCAGCCACTTGGAAATCCGCATGCTCAGCATTGGTCACCGTGCCGTCACCGCCGCCCGTGAGCGGCACGCCTGCGGTCGCTGTAAGCGCACCGGTTCCAGTCCACTTGACCCAGTTGTTCGGCTTCAGCTCGGCGATCGTAGCCGCAATCTGCTTGTCTTTCTCAACTCCGCCGACCATTGTCCGTACTTCAAACTGATCCTCATTGTCGAGGCTTTCCTGCACGGTGATGGTAATGTCGTTGCCACGGACACCGCTGTATTTTGCCGTCGCCGTCAGCGCGCCGCTGGTAGCGGTCGCCGCGGTACCGGTATTCAGCCGATAGAGCAGCAGCGTGCGGGCGCGCTTCAGCGCTTCGCGGATCAGTCGCACCGGCTCCGCTGTGATGTCGTAACCCAGCACCGATTCGAGCGTTGCTGTTTCAGCCGCTTCGATCGTCATGATCTCCTTACTCGGACCCCAGCTCAGCGGTAGCGCCATGATGACGGTACCGCGCTCGCCGATGACTGCTGGCGCTTCGCCGACGCTGCGGAAGTTGATGTAAACGCCCGGCCGGACCTTGTTTTGACTTGTCCATACTCCTCCTGCCATCGCTTACTTCGCCTCCTTCTTCAGATGATCTTCAATGGTTCGGGCGACCTGATCTTTCGTATAGGTCTCCCCATCGGTCAACAGCGCCGCCAGAATGTCCCGGTGCTTCCGATAAAGCTCCGACGCCAGGTACTGCTCTTTGGTGTACCCCGTAGCCGCGGCGATCGTGCGGCTGGTATCTTCTGCGCCGCCTTGCTCGTTTTTGACTGCCATCCCGATTCCTCCTATCTCATGTGCAAATCAATATAAGCTGCCATCTTCCGTTCGAGGAAAGCGGGCAGCTCGTCTTTCAGTTCTTTTTCCGAGATCGTCAGCATGTATTTGCCTTCGACCCAGCCTTTGTGGTCCCGCGTGCGGTGCCCGTACTCGACGTACAGCGCGTGCTCAACCGGATTGATAATCTCGACCTGAAACAGCTTCCCGCGCTGCTGGACCTCGCCGATCCGCCAGCCGCGGCGCAGCTCGCCGGTGTCGACCGGCGTCCGCATCACGACTTTGGCGTAAAGGCGGGCAGCCAGTTCCTTGATGCAGGCGATTAGAAAGGAATCCCAATCGTCCTCCATTTTTTGGAGCTGCTTTTGAAGCTGAATCATATCGTCGAATTCGAAATCTCCCAGGCCGCTCACGGAACCTTCAGTCCGATCTTCTGCGTGATCGCCTGCATTTTCACTTCCGGCTCCCGCTCCTTCAACACGAAGAAGTCGCAATCGAATGTGAAATGCAACACGCCGTCGACGATCTGATGATTCATGTTCGCGGTCCGCGCGCGGCCATCCGGCAGGTCAATGATCTCCAGCGCCGTGTAGAGTTGCTCGGCGATCTCGCGCTGCGCGCGGTTCTCGTCGTCCAGGTGGAAGTAGTGGACATCAAACGTCTGCGTCCGGCGGTACCGGCGGCCGAATTGCTTCGTCTGCCCGCCGTTTACCAGACCGATGAAGAACGCGGACCCATTCCCGCCCTGGTCGATCCGTTCCTCGTAGCGTTTGATCTCTGGGAACGCGGCAAACAGCGCCGCGGCGACGCCGTCCACGACGTCATTGACGGTTGCCATGCTTGCGTCCTCCTCCGCGGCTCAGCGCGCGGGCGACGCGCCACGCCTTGTATTTGTGCAGCAGCCGCTCATACCAGCGCGAATCCCACCCCTTCGGCTCAATGTAACCCTCTATTTCGACAGCAGTAATATTGCTGTGCCGGAGAAGCTTAATCTTGCCTTCAAGCGGAAAGTGCAGCGAATGAACAAGGTAGCGGCCGGGCGATCGGAACCATTCGATGAAGCCCTGCACCACTTCGGCTTCTTCGACCGTTACCGATTGTTCCAAGCTGTCTCCATCTACGAAATGAATGATGAGAAGCAGTTCACCTTCCTCGGCGGTCGCCCTATCCTCCAGCCCGTTCATGCGCGCTCGCTCCGCGTCAGCATGACTTCCTGATGACTCGGATAAGCAAACGGCTCTCCGGCCGTGTATTTCCGCTCTGGTCCGCCCGCGCGCTGCCTGACGACGATTTCGTCTCCCTGCAGCACCGGATGATCCGGACCGATGAACAGCTTCGCGTCGTAGCGGATGTCGTTCTGCGCCGGAGTCTGCCCGTTCTTCGCGAGCCCGGACTGCGAGAGACTGCATGGCTGGTCCAGCAGGATCGGCATCCGTGTCGGCTTGGTCGTGTGGTTCGGTTGCTCCACGTCGACTACCCGGTAGACATCCGCCCGGTCCTCATACAGCTGCTCGATCGCCTTGCGGTGCTTTTCGTAATCGATCAGCACGTTACCACCTCATTCTGCGATAAGCGTTCAGCTCGCCCTGGTAATCGAAAAGAACCGAGTCCTTTGTCACAAGGCTCGGTTCTGCGGTCGCGCCGCTCGTTTTGCTGCTGGCTGGTTTGACGTTCGTATCGCCGACCGAAATCTCGTAGACCTCCTCGGTCACGGCCGGCGGCGGGAACAGAACGTCCATCTGCTCCCCGCTCAGCGCGGTGGCCGCCATTGACGCCCAGGTGAAGCGGAGACCTTCCGGCATCCGCGGCTGATTGGTGTAATTGAGGATGCGCTGACCCATTTCGTCGACGTAGTCCTCCACCAAGTCGTCATGTTCCGGATTCGAGATGCCGAGCTTTCGCTTCACCCGCGCGATCACGTCGAGCCGAAGCTGTTCTTGAGTGCTGGTCGCCAAGGCGGCCGCCTCCTTTCTTAATCGTCGTCTTCTTCGACGAGCGCTTTCCGAGCTCTCAGCTCAGCAGCTTCGTCTTTCGTGACTTCGATCTTCTCGCCGGCGCGGCAAATCTCACCGTTGAATTTGACCTGCTTGGAAAGCTTGACCTTCTGCTTTCTCTTCTTCGCCGCCTCGGCAGCGGCCTTCTCCGACTGTTCCTTCGCTGCTTTTTCGGCAGCAGCGGCTTCCTCAGCCGCTTTCTTTTCAGCTTCTGTCGTATCTGCCATGATCCATCGCTCCTTCGTTCAATTTGAAGGGTAGGCGGCGCCTACCCTGTCATGCAGCCAGCGGAGATCCGCTTACGCCACTTCGATGATGTAGATGTCGTCGATACGCTCGAAGCTCGGCAGTTGAATCGCCGAGACGATCGTTTCCACGTTAACCGGATGCGGCTCTTTGATCGTGGTGACCGCAACGCCAGTGTTGACGATCTCGACTTTGACATCTGTGCCGCCGCTGAGCAGATCGCTTTCCTCCGGAGTCGTGCCGTACCAGGTTTTGCCGAGCTGTCCTTCCGGGATCAAGGTGAATACGTTGTCCGGGAAGAATTGATGGCTGCTGCCGTCCTGCAGCGCATACTTCTTGTTGTAAACGGCCACGTTGAGACCCAGCTTCTCGAGCAGGTATTCTTTCATTTTGGCGTCGGTCATAATAATGTTCTGTCCGCCGACCGGGTTCATATCCAAGCGGATCGCCTTATTTTTGAGGATGTACCCCCAGGTCTTCAGCGTGCAGATCGCGTTGACCGGCTTCGTGCCGGTATCATCTTCGACTTGTTGCTGAGCGATCATGATGTCGCCGATTACATCGGCTGTTTCCGTCTCGCTCCATTTGGAAGCGCCGGTCAGCGTCAGGCGGTGTTCGGATTTGAATTTGTAGTCGTAGGTGTACTTGATGCGGTTTGCCACGATCGCGATATTGCCCGTCGACAGCAGCTGCATGATCATCCGCTCAGGGTTGACGCGCGCGCCGCTGACCAGGTTGGAAACGTCATCGAAGATCTTCCGCAGCAGCGTCTCGTAGTAGGCCGAGGTGTTCGTCGCGAGTGCTTGATTCAGCTTCTGACGGTCCTTTTCTCCGATTCGCATTGCTTCGCGGAAGAATGGCATCTCCGTGTCAATGCTGTCGAATCCGATGCGGTCCCGCAGCGTCGCTTTTGCATCGAATTCCGAAGGCATCAGCGCGACCGGCAGCCCCTGCGATCCTTTGATCCAGGACAAGTCGAGACCGATTTGTTTATCCGCCGGGAAAAGCGTCTCCCCCAGGTAGGGAATGTTATTCGATGCTTTGTTGGCGATATAAGCGGCGATCTGCCGCGCAGTGACAAGCTCGTGAATAGTAGGCATTTTATTCTTCCTTTCCGCCGTCTGGCGTTGGTTACTTGATAAAGGTGACTTGCTTCAACGCGGCTTTCTCTTCATCCGTCGGCTCTGTTGGCAGTTTGCCGAGGTCGACGAAGCCGTGGATCAACAGCGCGCCGGGTGCGGGGCCGTACGTGACGTCAGTGTCGTTGAAGAGCAGCCCTTCAGCATTCGACACCCCGTTTGTCGTCGTGGCCTTGACCGCGTCGATCGTATCGTCCTCCAAGACTCCGCCGCCCAAGATTGTACCGGCCGGGACAATCTTTTTGCCTTCCGCATTCGCCGCTACGCCCACGTCGCTGACCGTGATCGCGAGGTTAACATAGTGATCGGGGAACTTGAGGAATTCTTTTTTATTCGTGTAGCTGGTTTGCTTGAATTTCATGTCTTACGCCTCCGTTTCTATTTGAAGTAGCTCTGACGAGCTTCTTCCAAATTCGTGTTACCCACAGCCGATTGCTTGCCCAGCTTGGCGCCGATCAAGTCTTCCCCGCTTCCGCCTTTTTCTTCAGGCGATCCTTCCGGCGGCTTCGTCCCGCGGAACTGCGGCTTCTCTTCGCCCTTTTCCGGGACGAACAAAAAAGCCTTGCTCGTCTGCAGGGCTTTGATCTGATCGTCCAGGCCGCCTTTGATTCCGCCAGCGTCGTCCAGCTCGATCTTCGTCTTATCCAGCAGGCCGGTTACGATGTCCGGATCATGAACCTTACCAGCCAGAGCCAGTTTAACGGCAGTGGACAGGCTGAGCTCCTTCATTTCGGACTCGTACTTCTCCTTGGCTGCCTTGTTTTCGCCCTGCAGCGCTTCGATCTGCTGTTTCAGCGCCTCGCTGTCGCCGGACGACTTCTTCAGGCCTTCGAGCTGCTTGTCACGCTCGGCCAGATCCGATTCCAGCTTCTTGCGTTGCTCCGCCTGATCGTTATACTGCGCTTTCGGTACGAAATGCTTCGGCAGCTCTTTATTCACATCACCGACCAGACTGTCGACCTTCGACTCGTCCAACCCAGCTTTTTTCAACAATTCTTTCAACCAATCCATTTCATCAGCCTCCATAGATTTTTATAGCTGCTCTCCAGCTACCCGGGAGCGGGCCGTGATGCTCCGGCCAACGAGCAATAGGCCCGCCGCTGCTCTGCGATGGGCCCGGTTATCTCTGCGCGGCTTCGAAGTCTTCGGCGTATTGCCAGCCGAGTTCGTCAACGATCCTTCGCATAACGAGATAATCCAAATATTCAGTTTGTGATTTCGGCGGCAGCGCCGCATACTCTTGATCACCGATTAGCTGCCGGCGAATCTCTTCGTTATACTTTGCCACAAGCGCCGCGAATTCTTCCTCAGTCAAATCCGCTTCTCTGGAAGGCGAGATGTAGCTTATCCCGCCATCCTGGGAAGCGACGACGACAGCAGCAAGTGCGGCCAGCAGAAGCAGGTTCAGCAGATCGCCCGTTCCCGCCCGTCCGGTTGGCTTGGCGTTCCTGGTAAAGATGATGCTGCGCGGGGCCGCCGAAGCTGCCAGCGTGTCTTTGATCCTTGCCGGCAGATCGGCGGCAGTCGGACCTGTCCGCATATTGACGGAAGCCCGGCCCCGCTCGGCCCCTGTTACGGCATCGAGCAAAACGGTGGTTTGCTTATCGGCTGCCGATCCCGCCCGTACGATCTCCCGGTTAACGTCGGATAGCTTCTCCGCGACGTCCTGCGGCGCTCCCGGGAGCTGAGTATAATAGCTTGCCCGCGGATTGTACGCTGGTAGCTTTACTCCGCCCGAGGCGGGCTCGTCCACCACGTTGACCGGCTGGAAGCTTCGCGCGCTCGGTACCGCTGGCGTCGTCGCTGCTGCCGGACCCGAAGGCGGCGCAGTAACGGCCGGTACGGAGGCGACAGGTGTGTCCGGTTTGTCCGGCGGCACGTTCTGTTCTGCCCATTCCTTGTAATTCGTATCTCCAGGGAACATTTTCACTTCGCCGTTCGGACCCTCTCCCGCCCGCTCCTGAACGTTGTCCTCAAAATGCGGGATTGTAACGGACCGGCAATGCGCGTGCAGCGGCGGCACGTTCACGCCCGGCTGCGCCTCTTCGAGCTTGAATATCTTCCCGTCCATTTCCTGGCATTTGAAGGATGTCCGGCTGTCCAGCGTGGCGACGTAGCGGAAGTTCTCCACTCCCAGTGCTTTAAAGCCATCGAGACTCGCCTGATTGGCGAAATAGGCGGACTCAGTGAGGATGATCCGTTTGGCGTCGCTGATTGACACGTTCATCCGCAGCGCGAACTCTCCAATGAGCTGATCTGCCGACGTTCCCCGGATCAGGCCTTGAGTGAGCGTTGTCTGAAGCTCTCCGACCAGTTTCGTCCGATCCCGCCAAATCCGCGCGCTGAAATTACTGCCGTCCGGCGCCCAAGGCGTAGAAAGCAGCTTCTCAATCTGAGTCTTATCCAGCTTGGCGAACGAGCTACCGAGCCCAATTCCTTTTTGCAGCTCAAATACGGATCGATAGTATCCGTCCTTGTAAATACCGCCCAGCAGCTTCGCCGCGCCCGCCTGCCGCCGCCCGAATAAAACTTCGATGTGATGACGCATTTGGAGCTGAAGTGCCTCCAGGCGGCTCACACGGACGCGGATCGATGCGTTCTCCAACTCGCGCATCCACCGCTGGTCGATGGCGTTCTCACGGCCAGCTTTGATGTAGTCTTCGACCGACCACTTGAATTCCGCCAGTTCACCTTTTCGCAGCGTTTGCCGGGCGTCGGCGAGGCTCATGCCGCCGTTGTTCTTTGCGAATCGCTGGTAGAAGGCGTTGACTTCCTTCCGGATCGCTGCCTGCGCCTTCGCGTATTCTCGCCGCGTCGTTGCTTCGTATTCCTCGCCACGATTCAACAGGGACTCGCTCAGAATCTCAAATCGGCGGGACCAGTATTCTTCGCTCTTCATGCTTCATCGCCGCCCGCGTTTGGCAGCGGATCTTCCAGTCCCGGATAAGCGGGTGCACGTCGCTCCGCTTCCTTACGCTCCTTCTCGATCCGCTTCATTTCCTCGCGGGCGTCGGTCACCCACGGATGGTTCGCGACGATCGTCTCGTCGCTGATCACACCGACGCTGTCTTTCGAGTTCGTCACGGCCTCCGTTTCGTTGATCAGGATGTCCCGATTAAAGATAAAGTCGACCCGCTCGCCGGCGTAGTCCACCGTGCCATTACTGCGGTTATAGAGGTCCGCATCGATGAACCAGAGCAGGTTATCGATTGCTGCCTGAAATTCGGTCTCCATTTCGTTTGCATCGAGATCCAGATCAGCATAAAGGAATTTCAATGCGATGCCGCTCGGGCTGTTTCCGAACTTCTCCGATTGCGTATCAACGCCGCGCCCAAATTCATAGATATCTTTCCGGAGCTGATCGACATGCTTCTGGATCGCATCGGCATTCAAGTCCATCGAAAGAGTGTCTACGTCTCCTTCTTCATCGACTTTGACCGCGCGGAAATAGTTCAAATTCTGGCGAAAATCGCTCAGTGAAGCGCCGCCGTAATTCCGGAGCTTGTAAATGCTGTTCGGCAAGTCCGCAATATTGTTCGAGCTATCCGAGCGCTGCAAATCGTAATCATCAACTAGTGCCTTCAAAAACTTGATGAGCGGCTGCTCATCGCAGTTATATTTGAAGCAGACGAAGGGAATACGCGACCAGTTCATTCCAATTTCTTCTTCGCTATCAGGTTTGAGGACGGTGAAATGACTGCCCGATGCCGCGTCTGGATCAGGCATAAAGCCTTCTCGACCCGGCATCCCCATAACGTAGCGTTGAACTCCGCTTGGCGTCCAATACTCAACCTTCGTAATGCGCAGTTTATTTCTTCCCTCGTAGTATTCAACCTCGTAGAAGCGGATAAGTGCGGATAAGATCGTATGATCGTAGTCCTTCCAGAGCGGGATAATCTCGCGCGGCGGAATTCGCTTAAACGAAAGGACGCCTTCTTCGTTGTAATGCACCTGTAGCCAGCCGCGTCCGTTGTTAATCGCGTCTTTGCCAATGTTCTTCAGCAGCCGAAGAAAATCTTTCGCGAGCAGCATATTGAAAAGAATCTCCGCATAAGCTGCTTTCGCCGTCTGGATCGAAGGCTGCTTCGAAAGCAAATATCCCGTTTTTTGATCGACCAGCTTTCGAACGAAGGCATGAACCAGCTTCCGATTCGTCAGCTTCAGATCGTCGATCATGTTACCGCCTTCGCCGATGCTCTTTCGCACCCGCTGCAAAATATCATGATCTCCCTTGTAGTAGCGATCTCCGATTTTCATGTCTCGGTATTCTTCCGAAGATTTGAAATTCGAGATTTCCATCTGGATGATCTCTTCGGTGTTAAGCGGCGCGCCGGCTTCGATGATGCGGATATATTCCTCGGTCGTACTCATAGTTTCCTCCTTCCCACTTAATCGAATCCGATAGAGGTTGGCCGCATGACAATCGTATTTACGAAATAGCGGTCACCGTCCATCTGGTGGTCATTCTGTTTGATTGGCTGCTCGACGCCGCGTGCGGCCGCCTTTTCATCCCAAGCAAAGGAAGAGAATTCGCGGAACGTTTCTTTGCAGCAATCGTTGAACAGGATCAGCCCCGTATTCAGCGCAGTTGCCATGTTCCGAATGCCTTCCAACACGTCGTTTTTCGCCTTCTTCACATGAAAAACGCCGCGTTTCTTGATCGCGGCGATAAAGCTGGCTGCTGAAGGATCGACAATAACGCTTCGGATCTTTCGGTCGCCGACGAAGTCAATAAGGTCGTTGTAGTATTCCTCGTCGGTCTTCTGCCGGCTCTCGGCGCGGCCGTCGTAATGGTACTCCTTCACCTTGTACCAAACCCCGCCGTGCAGTCCCCACAACCCGTAGGTCATCGGGTTCTGCGTGCCGTAGTCGCAGCTTACATAGAATTCCCTGTATATGCGGTCCTCTGTCGGCCGCACATGCTTTGCCGGATCAAACATATCGTAGATCAGTCCTTCCGCCAGCACCCAGAGGCCGAGAATATAACGCTTGTAGAATACACCGCTGTACATCCGCCGGTACCGCGCCTTCACCTTCTCAGACAGCGAAAGATTGTCGTCCATCTCGAAATGCAGATGCAGCGCCATCTTCTGTTTGAGCTGGTCCAGCCATTCGATCTTGAACCAGTGATAGGGTCCCGCCGGGTTGCAGTTGAACCAGTATTTCGATCCTTCTACCGAGCAGCGCGCCGTAGCCTGATCAACGAACGAGCGGGGCATCAGCGCCACCTCGTCGAAGAACATGCCGGCCAAGGTGATGCCCTGAATCAAGTCCTGGGATCGTTCATCGCGTCCGCCGAACAAATAAAAATCATTGCTGTGCAGGCCGCGACGGATTGTCAGGTAATTTTCTGCTCGATGCTCAACGACGATGTATCCGCGGGAGTAAAGCATCTGCTTGAGCGGCCCGATCACGTTCCGCCGCAGCGATCCGATGGTCTTGCCGGCCATGCCGAAGTTTTCCCCCGTAAATTTCTCCGTTGCCCATGCGATAAACGAAAACGACATTGATGCCGTCTTGCCCGAGCGAACCGCCCCGTCGCAGATGATCGCGTCCAAATCGGCGGTCGGGCTTTCGTCCATCCACCAAGTAAGCACCTTTATTTGTTTGCGCGAAAATGGCCGCCATTTGAACAGAGCAGGCCTAATCCTCTTTATCTGAACCATGATCCGCCCACACCTCGCTTATACTGCTGCGCAGAGCACCGAGGAAGCCGTCGTCGGCCATTTCCTCTTTCTCGCCGCGCATGACCTTGATCTCCAGTTTTGCCTTCTCGATCTTCGTGATCTCTGCCTCTGTCATATAGTCGAGGTAGCGGTCGAGCATCTTCAGCGCCTGCATTTTATCCTGCATCTTGATACTTGCACCGTCCTTCCCCATTTTGACTTCGCGGATCACGCTGCCGTCGACCTCGTCTGATTCGGCAAAATCGACATAATTGACGATCTTCATCACTGGATTTTCGTCCTCGTCTAAAATGGGGCCAAACGCTCCCATCGCGGGAACTTCGCGCTGCCCGAACGTGACGTAGTCGGTGACGTCAGCAAAAGCGATCTTCATCAGCTCGGCGATCACCCGTTGGATGTCCAGACCGAGCGTCGCGGTGAAGTCACTTTTGAGTCGTGAAATTTCGTCCTGAATTTCAGGTTTTCTCAGTAAATCCCAGCCGGTCGAATACGCGGACCGCTTGGAGTAGCCGGCCTTCATCGCCGCCCGTGTCGCATTGAAATCGCGCATGTACTCAAGAACGAATATCTGCATCTTCGGCGTCAGTCCGCGCGAGTCCGGTTCACCTCGATCGACGTCGTCGTAGACTTTGGGCGGCGGCTGCTCTCGAATTGGAACGTTCCGTATAGATTCGGAGCGCTCCGTTCTTTTTTCGGAACGTTCCGAACGCTTTGGAACGCTCTTTTCCGGCGCAGGTCGTTCAGGTATCGGCTCGGCGTACCCGAGCATCGCATCTTCCCAACCGTCTTTATTCTTCCAGCCTCGGACTGTGCCGGCCGATATATTCAACTCGTTGGCAATCTCGGTCGGGCCAAGACCGCCGTTGCTGTCCAAATACATCTTCTTCGCTCTTTCGCGATTCGGATCTCTTTCTCTTGGCACTACATGTCACCACCCCCGGTTGAAAATTCATATTTGTCCGATTATGTTTCTTGCCCGCCTGCTAATCGCTCGTTTCTACGTTCCAATTCATTCGCCTCTTGACTGATCGCATCTTTCAGCGCTTTGACGACTGTTTCTCCGTCTACGGGATCACTGACGTTAATTGTCACGGCAGGGGTCAGAACCGGCTTATCTTTATAATTGGCTTGATCCTGAAAGAGCTTATAAGCAGCAGTCACTTCTTCCGATCCTGCTCCTTCGATCTCCAACGTCGTCTCATGGGAAAGATCACCCATATATTGAGTCGTGCTGATTCTGATGTTCATTGCGAATTACTCCTCTCCCAATTTTACTATGTCGATTTCTGGCCTATCCCTTCTGATTGTCGCAGTTCCAATACTATTTGGGAATTCTCGAAGCGACACATCGTCAGGACAATAGACATCTAGTTCGATCGTAACCCGTGCCTGGCCGCCCCGCGTAAAAGTGATATGCAGTTCCTGCACGTTATTGATTCTCAAATCTTCCAGGAGTATTTTTCCGTCTTTGATCGTAAGTCGATTCTTGGAGCGTTCGTTCATGTTATCCGTCCTTTCTGCATAAAAAAGAGCCGCCCACAGGCGACTCTAAAACGCTAAAGATTCAGATGCTCGAATGTTGCAGCTACGTATTCATCCAGCAAACCATCAATGTTGTCAATGGTATAACTCTTTTCGTTGCGTGCGCTTTTGATAGTACCTGTCTCGCTAGGGAAGAGCACATCATAATTTTCCCAACCATCTTCACCCGCTTTGTACTCTACATGGATCTCCTGCTTTTCTTGCCTGAATTTCAATGTGGTCCCATGGATAGTAACCGAATGATCGTCTGCATCAACTGCAACATCCGATGTAACCGATGTAACCAAATACAGCTCTTCTTCAAATTCTCTGAGGTATACACCAATGTTATGAAGCACACCCTGAATTGTAACTGGCTTAACATGCGCATTTCGAAGCTTTTGGGCCAATTCTTTTCTGGTAGACAATATTTTCACCTCCTCACTCGCTTAATACTTTGCGAGCAAGGAAAATGTTTCAAGAATATCTGAATTGAAAGAGGCTCACGGGAGTCGAACCCGCCTCGCCGGCTTGGAAGGCCGGGGCACTACCGCTATACCAGAACCTCAAATAGACAGCGGCGCACTGGTCAGGGAATCCTCGTTCCGGCCAGTACGCCGCTTGTTTGCCGTCAGCAGCGCGAAGCTGATGATGGCTTGCCCGTATTTCTATTTGGCCGGTCGGGCGGACCGGCTTCGGGTGATCTTACCCCTGCTCCCCGCTTCCACACCACCGCGAACTCTACAATCGCTTGTCAGGCGATCGCAACCGTGCATAGGAGCTAGAAACGGGCTCCACTCGGTGTGGACGAGTCCTGCCGGGATAAGGGGTAGCAGGGACACCCGGGAGGCTTGCTCCCTATGTCCCATACTTTAAATCTGTTCTTGCGCCATTTTAGCGCCATGTTTGCGCCAACATTCCGTCATTTTACCGCCAATATTTTGCTTGGATCGTCGCTCGAAATGTCATGCCCCCAGAGCTTCAGGCACTCGGCGATCGTCTCGACTCCCTTACCGATCCGCCGGTCTACCGTCCGCGTTCCCATATTGCCGAACCGCAGGATCGTGGTCTTGTATTTTCTGGAGTGGAAATATCGCTCCTGGATCACACGGCGGACTTCGTCATCCGGGATCAGCTCGATCGCAGCGTCGATATCCTCGACCAGCCGCCGGCACACTTGATAGATCCGCTCTTGTCTTTCTGTTCGCTCCGCTCGGCGTTCCAGCGCCAGATAGCCGGTACGCATCCGCGGGTAACGCTCCAGCAGCACACGAACCGCTTCCTTTTCTTGCTCCGTCGCGCTTGTGAAAATCTCAATCTGTTCGATATTCATGTTCGCCTCACGTTCCCTTCTCCGTGCTATAATGGGTACGTGAGACGAATACTTACTTCAACCCCCGCGGGCCGGCCAAAGCATGCGGGGTTTTTGCTGCCCTTATAGGTATATTGACTTCTTTTTTCAAGCTTTTAACCCTTAAATCAACTATAGTGAATTTATCAGGTAATTAATTTTACATATATATTTTAAAACTCGCCCCCTTTCTTGTAGTATCGCCGGAACTTGCTCTTCTTGAGCTGTGGCGCGGTGATCGCCGTCTGCTTGCCGCGATTCAGGTGCATTTCCAACCCGGTGTCCGGTCCCAAGCTGCTGACGTGGGAATCGAGCTGATCGCCCGACCACACGGAGTATTTGATTCCTTTCGCCTCCATCGCTTCGACTTCTTCCGCCGTTGCCGCCCGTGCTGGTCCCGGACGCTGTCGCCACGGTCCCGATCCGGGACGCTGGACGGGAGTCGTGGCTGCCTTACGCTGCGACCAACCGTGTTGATGGACTCGATTGCGGAACGTCGATTCCTTGATGCCGTTCTCCGCTGCGAGCTTGAGGTATTCGGGCTCAATATGAGACCTTGTCACGCCGATCACCTCGCTTTCCTTTTGGTCGAAGCGCTTGGATTGGACGGTGTTGCTGCTGCAACTGGAATTCGCTTATTCCGTCCGTGATGTCATTCCGGCTGAGCGAAGGGAAGAGCCAACGAAGTTCGGCTTCCGTTCGCTGTTTCTTCTTCCCGTACCTTGCATCTGTCCGCAGCACTTGAAGCACGCTGGCGTATCCCTGAACTGGTTCGTCTTTTTCCAAAAACATAACAGTCCCTCCTATTAAATTAAGGTGAATTTACGATCCCCACCACGCTAAACATTCTTCCAAAAAAGACATGATAATAGTTCGACAGGAATTCTTATCCACCGGTACTAATTTGTTTATATACGCCAAAAGTTCACCTCGTGCCAGACCGTGTTCAAACGTTTTGACGGCTGTCTTTTTTACAATAATATTCATCGTAAAATCAAAAAAATCTTGTCCTTCTTTATCCACCACTGCACATTCCTTATAGATGCTATCGACGATTCCGTACATCTGTTGCGTATCAACAGCCGAGTCTAGATCTTTTTCCTCGTACATTTTCTATCTCCTTTGTGTCTCTTATTTTCATCGATAGGCTCGGTAATCGCCCTCTCAAGCGGCCACATCAGTTGCTGAACTCGCGTCCTTAAAGCTGTGATCGGGATGCCGTTGGCTTTGGCTATCGCCTTCGCTTCGTCGGTGATCGCCGGGATGATATATCCGTTCTTCCTCACGCGGCGCGGGCCGAGTGCTTGATCCAAGCCGAAACCGATCGTGCGCAGCTCCTGCCCGAATTGGCAACCCGAGCAACTGGACGGCGGCCGAGTACAAGCAGAACAATGGTTCTCCTGAATCTCGGTTTGCAGCTTGAGCAATTCCGCGCGACGCTGTTTCGTCTCTTTGTCCATTACGGTTTATTCCTCCTCCTTCAGAGCCTTAAACATTCGTTCTCCCGCCTCTGTAGCGCGCTGGTTGATCTTATCCGCACCGACCACATAGGCTTGCAGCCCGATTCCGTTAAACTCCCTTCGAGCAAATTCGATTTCGCCACGTAGGCGTTGGATCTCTCGCCGAGCTTCATCCAACTCCGTGATCGCAGCACTGAGAATCATATCGTCGTCGCTCGGATGCGGCGGATCGCTCCGAGTCTCCGTGCGTTGGATCATGTTTAGCAGGGCATTGACCATTTCAGCTTTGGTTCGTTTGTGATCAGTCACACTCATCTCCCTTTCCTGTTTGGGTGAGTTCCACTCCAGTCGTTTCATCAGCAACCCGGATTCGAAGCAGGCGTCTGGATCGAATTCAACGCCGACCGATCGCCCCATCGCTGCGCAGACTTCGATATGTTGCCGGGCCTCTTCGAGACTAAATCCAACAGTCATCAGCCGATTTTTGAGTTGCATGTGATCTTTCAATCTGCTGAGCGATCCGAGGAAGTCCGGCCCATACCCGACAAAGAACTTTTCGAGAAGATTCTTCATGCTCGCTGCCTTTCCCATATTTTATTCCGCTCCTTTCAGGGATGACCCAACTTCGTTGTAAGCCAAGAATAAGATTCCTTCGACCGCCGAATTGTCTGGCGCAGCGTCGTACGCTGCTCCGAGCGCTTCGTGGGCGTACGCCAGATTCGCCCGCAGCCGCTCGATCTCCTCGGCCCAAGTAGAAATAACCTTTCGGTTAGCTTCGGTGAGATCTGAAAGGGCTTTGATCGTCTCGTCCCGCTCCTGCACCTTCGCCGTCAGCTCCTCGCTTACGGCGTTCAGGCGGTCGATTTCCTCCAATGCCTGAATGTGAATCCACTGATTACTATCGCGTTCTTCGCGGCGTTGTTCCGAAAGGTTGATGTAGTGCGTCGCGATATTGACAAATTGGATCAACCAGTTGCTATCGACTCGAAGAATTCCCGGCTGGATCTCTGCATTTGCTGCTGCGACAATCTGACGATCTTTTTCAACTTCCCGATCTGTCCAACGCTCTGTTCTCTCTTGGCTCATTCCTGCACCCCTTCCAGCACTTTGATGATCCTGTCTTGAGCATTTACAGCCTTCTTTTGTATCCCATCCACGCCATGGATGTGAGCCTGCAGCCCGATGCCTAAGAAGGTCTGGTTCGCCGCCCTCAGCTCCGTATGCAACTTCTCGATCATTTCCCGAGCTTCCGCAAGCTCCACGATCGCCGCATGCAGGATTACATACTCATCATCCGGCAGTTCCGGACCCTGATTGTGAGTCCCTGCAATGACTCGCAGCAGCGCATTCACCATTTCCGTTTGACTGTACATTTTTTTCTCTTCACTCATTTGCATTCACTCCTATGCTTGGATTTGTTCAGCTGCTGCATTTACTCGCTGCTGCCAGTTTGCCAGTCCTTCGTGTCCAGGGCCAATTGATCGGATGCACTCCTGCCGGATTGGGCATCGCGGACAGTTCGTTTTGTAGTTTTCTTTGCAGATGCCTTTTGCTTTTTGCCCGAGGCTCATTCCTCTGTTTCCTCCCCTACAATGACTTCGTATTCCTCCGTCCCAACAAACCATTCCTCGCCGTTCTTCTTTTTCGCATCTACTCCGAGGCAATCGAGCTCACGAGTTACCTTCATCAAATTTCCTTCCGCGAAGAAAGGAGAGGATTTTACCGTGATTATGATCGTCTCACCTTCCCTTGCAAGTCGGTTTTCCGTCTTCATCCGTCCCACGCTCCTTATATGCCCCGTAGGGCTAAATGCGTTTCTTGCCGAATTTCTGCCGCCGCCGGGACGCGCGGTTCGACTTCAAAGGCATCGGCATCGGTTTGATCGCCTCTTCCAACCCGTGCGCCGCCTGTTGCAGTTTGATTTTGGAGTCTTCCAGCTTTTGCAGACTGATCGAGTTTCGATAAAACTCTTCCAGCGCCTCCGCTGCTATTGGTGCAAGTCCCATCGAAACGATCATCTTTTTTAAGTCGTCCACGCTATCCCTCCTTTGCCCGACCGGAGCCGGGCGGTTTATCCCCAGATTGCCGTGATGATCGCCGTCAGCCCCTCCCAAGCCATCCAACCGACCGCCACCGCGAGGATGACGATCAGGAGGACGGCTGGGGCTACCATGAGGGCGCGGACTCTCATTTGCCCTTTTTCAGAAGCTCCGGGTTTTCGTAAATTCTATTCTTCACAGTTGACCAATCAACCCTAAAATGTTTAGAGATCCGATTGATACTCCACCCCTCAGACAACAATCTGGATACTTCTTGCGCAGGGACATCAACTCTCTTTTTCATTTTCATTCCCTTCCTTTTCTTCCCTGCTTCAGCAATCCTGCTTCTATGCGCCTCGGTCAAGATTTTCCCTTTGTTGTGGGCGCTAAGATGCTCGGATGCGTTTAACAATTCGAGGTTGGAAATATTACAGTTAAGCTTATTTCCATCTTTGTGGTGAACGTGTTTGGAAGATGGTAATTTACGTCTCAAGTTGTACATCATAATCAATCTGTGGACATGAATTTTAGCCTTCCCGATGGATACTCCCGGATAAACACCATACATCGAAACGGTTTTTTTCTTCTGTACAGGCTTATCTGAATACCAGATGATGGCCGACTCCAGCAAATTTTCATCAAAGATGCAGCCACATGTGTTATCGAATAAAATAGGCTGTTGAATATGCAATGTCATTCTCTAACCCCCTCATAGATGTTGCCGATCACTTTTCCCTTCGTGGCGTAGTCGTGCCGAACGCCGTCGAACTCGAACATCGCATCCGTTTCCGACCAAATTACTTGCAGCAGTCGCTTTTTATCGTTCGCGCTGTGATATTCGATGATGTCGCCTTCGTAAATCTCGCGCCCGTTGGCATCTTTGAGTCCGGTGTATTGCATGAAGATCAGGTCTTCGTCGTCGGTCGGAAGGAAGATGCCGCTCGGAGCATGAAGCTCCGTGTCTTTGATGTAGCTGTTCGCTGCCTTGACCATGCCGCTCGTCGCTTCCCGGAGGTATTCTGGGTCGAACATGGTTTCGTGGCTCTGGCTCCAAATTCGGTATTCGATGCGTCGGTTCTTCATGTTTATCCGCTCCTCTTAAAATAGTGTCAGTTGCCCACCCTCGGCAGGCTCTACCCATCCGTCCGTGATCCAGCGTGCCGGTATCTCACCCGTGACCAGAGCGCCCGGCCTGCGTCTCTGTGCGTACTCGTAGGCTCTCGGTGTATCCATCAGATATGCCAGATCAAGAGCGTGTTGGTATCCGACATGAGTTACGATCCAGCCGGTCATAGGTTGAGTGTCGGCTGGATGACCGCCGTCCGCCGCTGCGCGATATCTACGTACTGCTCACCGATCTCGATGATCGTGCACTCTCGGCCTTCTTCCTCGGAAACTTTAAGCGTCGTTCCGGATCCGCCGAACGGATCGAGTACGCGACCGCCGCGCGGCGCACCCGCGAGGATGCAGGGCCGAATCAGCGCTTCGGGGAAGGTCGCAAAATGTGCTTCGGCAAATCCCTGCGTCGCTACTGTCCAAACGCTCCGTTTATTCCGCATGCCGGAGTAGTCGATCGGTTCCCGGTCCGCTCGCTTCTGCAGCGGCTGCCCAGGCGGCGGACTTTCTTTCCCTGTACCGGCGAAGCTATTTTTCGTCCGGCCGGTGCGGTGAATCGTTCCGTGTGCGCCGTCTTCGGTGTCCCAGCCGGTCGGAACTTTGAAGTTGCCGCTCGCTTTGCGCTTGCCGCCCTCCTGGTTGTCGAAGGTTTGATCGTGTGTGTAAGATCCTCCGCGGAAGCCGTTCGCTATTTCGTCTCCGACGCCCGGCTCTTTGATCGCTTCTTTGTCGTAGTAGTATCGCTGTGATTTCGCCAGTAGGAAAATGTATTCGTGCGCCTTCGTCGGCCGGTCCGGCGTACTCTCCGGCATGCAGTTCGGCTTCGCCCAAATAATGTCGCTGCGTAGCCACCAGCCGTCTGCCTGCAGCGCGAAGGCAACGCGCCACGGGATGCCAGCCAAGTCTTTCCGTTTGAGGTCTGCAGCGCCGATCTTGTTTGTCCCGCTCCGGTGCGGGGTGCCGCCGCCGTTTCCCAGGCCAGAGCGTTCATCTCCGCCGCGGCCGTTGCCCGGATCGTTGATGTAGCTATCGCCGAAGTTGACCCAGGCCGTGCCATCTGGCTTCAGCAGCCGCCAGACTTCGCGGAAGACCAACACGATGTGAGCGATGAACATTTCCAGTGTCGGCTCCAAGCCCAGGCATCCGGTCCATTCCGGGACAGTAATCTCCGGCATGCCCGGCATTGGGATGTAGGTTACTGCCGACCACTTGGTACCGGGGATGCCATAATCACGCAATCCCCAGTACGGCGGCGACGTCACGCAGGTCTGAAACGACTCCGCGTCCAGCGTCGGCATGATTTGCATATTGTCTCCGTGTAGGATCATGTCTACCTCCTGCTTTTTCGATAATTTACATAATGAATTTGAGACGCTCGACCTGGTATGGCGCGACCGAGCATTTCGGGTCATATTCAAGCCTTTTGGATCGCTTCTCTTCCGGAGATAAAATCTTCTGCAACTGCACTCGGTATCCCCATGCCCATCTTGTTCCTCGATCGACGCTGAGTTCGGTCACAACAATCCGCTTGCCAATTTCTGTCTCAGTGAAAAGCTGTGGTAGCGTCTTTTTGCGTGGATCTTCGGTGGTGATCTCGCAGACCGATCCGATCCGGATGCCGTCGAATTCTTTAGGTGGCTTTTCAATTTCGAGTACCGATCTGCTTGTCCTTGCTGGAGCGGTAATATCCACCGGAACCGTAGTTGCCTCTGGTTCATCGGATAGAAAGTCGAACAACGTCATTTGCTCAACAGCCGGTTTCATTCCGCATCCTCGATCAAAGCGCACAGTGTTCCGCCGCATTCCGGACACGCAGGCTCATCCAGTTCATCGCCGGGCACCTCGCAGACTGCAAAGCGACGCCCGCATTCACCTTCTTGGCATTCGTATTTGATCCACTCTTCCATACTTGTTCATCCTTCCGGAATATGGAGTCCGTTCTACCTCCGCCTTTTTGGTTTTCTGCTGGATTGCGAACGGCTGCGCTTATTACGTCGATTTGTCTCAATGCTCCATTCTCGTTCCTTCTTTGGCAGCAGGGACTCGGCGGTCACGTAGACCTCAGCGATCACCCGACCGCACTCGTCTTTGATGATGTCGTATGGCACGTCATTGAAATAAGGATCATTTCGCACGTATCTCGACTTCATGAGCTTGCTCGGGATAGCTTCCCGGTTGGGAAGCCTCCTCGCTTTTTATGTTTTGGTGGCTGCCAAGCCTCGATAAAACCTCGGCGCGCCTGATCGATAACCAGCAGCATTACTTCGTCCGGATCTCGGTTGAAGTGTTCGGCGATCTGCGGCAGTGTCAGACCTGTGCGCCACAATCTCCGGAATTCGGCAACCGAGTCTTGCGTCCAGTGAAAATCCATCTGTTCGCAAACGGTATACACCGGGCTATTGTCACCGTCTTGACGATTGAGTCGCGGCCAGTAGGAGTTGGCGCGTTCCTTCTTCGCCATGATTACCGCCCTCCGATCTGCATCAGCTCCATTGCCAAGCGTCCGCGTGTTCCGGCCGCCGCTGCCCAACGATTATTCATCCGGCGGGTCCATGCGGCGCGGCGCCAGATCGGAGGCCGCTCCCAAGCTGCGGCGATGCGTTCAAGGCGACGATCTGCCGCGCAGAAAGCCTTCAAGATCCGCTTGGTCTGCCGTTCCCGTTGTTTGCGCAGTCGCTTTTCTTCTGCCAAGAGTGCTTTGGTCCGCCCCTCTTGAATTACGTAGTCGTTTTGCATGACTCAGCCTCCTCCATTACTTTTTCTTGCGCAGCGATCAGCGCCGCGTGGATCTCGTCTCTTTCCCGCTCGGCCGCCTGCATCCGCAGCGCAACTTCGCGCTTTCGCTTAGGAACTTTGCGGTCCGGATCAACGGAACATTCAGCCATAATGCAACGGATGGTGTAGCATGCCGTTTTATAATCCTCTGTCAGATCGCGGACTGATCTTTCAGCTTCTGTCTCTTCCGTCTTGTAATTCCCACTCTCGATCAGGATGCGGACATACAGCGCCGTTTCCGATCGGCTGAGACGCTGCGGGTCGATCTCTTCGGGCACACGCCCGTAGACCGGCTTAAAGCATCGTTCTTGACGGTTGTAAAAGTAATGGATGTACGCGATGGGTTCTTCGTCTTCAGCGACCGGGCGGCTGCTGGCGTTGCCTGCATGCGTCGCTCCGAGGAAGACGACACCCGGCGGACGCTCGCCTACCCATTCGGCGCCGGTGAAAAAGTCGGCATCGAAGTAAAAGCTCTTCGGTAGCGCGATCGGTTTTCCGGTGGCTACGGCTTCAAGCCGAGTCAGATTTGTCATAGCTGATGATCCTTTCCAGTTGGCGACGGTACTCGTCGTCCAGCATTTCGTAATCGATCATGCCCGGGTACCGGGCGTAAAAAGGAACGTATCTGTATAGGTCATTCGGTTTTGGGGTATATGCGTAGGCTGCCGGAAGTTCGCCCGGTTCAACCGGACAACCGTATTCCGCGCAGCGGGATTTCGGCATCAGCAGGCAGTTCTCCGGCCGCTTCCCTTTCCACTCGCCCTCGACAAGGACGGGCTTGCGAGTTTCGAGGACTTCGGTGCGGTCAAGCCAACCTTTGGCGTTTGGCATGCGGATCGTCTCCTTGCGAGTGGAATGGGGAGCGGCCGGAGCCGCTCGGTTTGCTTGAGGTGAGATGAGAATTTACGCGATGATGAATACTTTCTTGGCTTCGATTTGCTTCGAGAGTTCTTTTTCCAGATACTCTTTGATCGAAGCGATCGCTTGCAGCTTCCAGGCACCGCCGTCTGCTTCAAAGAGCGCGGCTGCCGGTCCCTTTTGCATCCGGAATACGAATTGGCATTCAGGCTGCGAGATTTCAACGAATGTGCGGAATGGTTTCAACGTAACCGGATTGGGAACGGTCACCTGCTCGACCACTTTGATTCCGGCGGAAGCCGTAACCTGCTGGCTGATTCCGTCATCGCCTACGTTTTTGACTTCTTCTTCCCGGACATTGCCGACAATCTTGAGCATTGTTGCCCGATCTTCATTTGGAACGAAGCAGGATTGCAGAAGAATGTTGAAGTTTTCGACTCCTTGGAATCGCTCGAACGGAATTGTAGGAAGCATCGCTTCTGCGCGGATCAACTCATTGCGTTGCATATCCCCGTTGAAAGTGCCAAGCACGCTGACTTCGGTTGGGCTTTTGACTTGGATCAGAACCGGCGGCTGATCATCGAAGTTATCAGTCAGATAGGCTACGATTCCGGACAAGTTGTGAACGGTAAGCGCCTTTGGACGCGGGGCTGGGACCAGATGAATTTCTGTCGTCGAATATTGCTGACCGTTGACTTCAAAGATTTCATTTTCCTGAAGACCAACCAAGTATTCCAATGCTTCTTTTTCAATTGTCATGAGATTCACTCCGTTTTCTGTTTGGATTATTTAAAGCCGACTACGTTGCCTTTCTTTTCTGCCTCGGGGGATTCCGGCTTGATCTCTTCGCCAACGTCGGAACGGTGTCGACCTTCGTTGTCCATGTATGTCTGCCCCGGCTCTCCGCTCAGCAGCTCCTTGCCGACGATTTTGCCCGCGCCGTCCGTGCCGATCATGATCGTGGCCGGAATCGCATTTGCCGGTGCCAGCGTCGTCTTTGCGTCGATCGTCACCGCGGCGAGTTCCCGCTTCTCATTTGGATCAATTGTGATCGTGAGCTGAATTTTGCGCTTTTTCTTCCATGGCGTATTTGGATCAGCCACGTTCTCAAGCACACGTTGCATTTCAAGTTCTAAGCGCTCCGATACTGCGCCGTCTGCCAGTCTGGACGGATCGAGATTTCTTGCCATTTTTCATTCCTTCTTTCTGGATATTTTATTTAAAGTAAGATCATACGTTCGGTTTTTAAGTTAAGGAGGTCCACGGCCGCTGACCATAACCGGCCTACCCGTTAAACCAGATTCTTTTTACGTGCGGAAGGTAATCGACCGGCGCGCGTCCGGCGGTACCGAACTTGACCGCTCGCTCATTCAACTCTGCGATCGGAATGCTTTTCCTGCCGCCGGCGGCTGTCGCAGTCCAGTATTCGCGAAGCAGTTCGAATGGAATCAAGTAAATCGCCTGATGTGGAATGACGAAGGCGAGGACGAAGCAGATCGCTCCGGCTTTATGGCACTTTTCCAAATGCTTGTACTGGTGAGCCGCAATCATCTTCAAATCGAACCGCAGTTTCTCCATTGTCGACTTTGCTTCGAACATGATCGCCCTGCCTTCCACGACACCGTCATAATCGACCGTGGACTTCGCTTCGTACTCGGCGCTTAGAATCCGATTGCCCTGCGTTCTAAGGACCTTTACAGGTGTCGCTCTTTTATTCACTACCGCCTCGTTTCGGTTGTAGTACATTGCATTCGTAGTATTCAGCATAGTTTCAAAGATCATGCCGTTATTCGTTTTTGGTCTGGGCATCTTTCTTCCCTTCTGGCGAACGCTGCCGCCGATAGATTTCCGCTTGCGCCGCAATCCGAATGTCGTAGTCGAGCCACTCGTCGGCCGCTACGTCTTCCAGCTCCCTGCCGCTCATTGTCTCAAGCACGTGGGGATGCTCCTTCCTTTCTGGCTTTACGCTCTTCTGCCAGGCGCATGTATTCGGCGAACTGATCGTCGCTTACACCAGTTTGAGGATCATTTTGAATAATGGGCAATTCCGGCTTACCGGCCCTACCGCCGCTTGACTGCTGTTTCCGTTCGCCTACCTTCGGTGGCGGCATTACGTCAGCCGTTTTTGTCTTTCCTTCGGCTGCCCATCCTTCCAAGGTTCGCAAAGCATAATTCACATGTTTGCCAGTCGCTTTTTTAATCGCCGCTTCGATCACCCCGATCTCTACGACTCCAATAAAGGATTTGAATTGGTCTTGGCTATAAAGCGTCTCGTCTTGCAGGTCGCATTCCTTAATCAATTTTTCCAAACGAGACCATTCATCATCCGAAGGATCAGTGGGGGCGGGTTCAGCCGGCGGCGCCGGAAGTTCTGTTCCCTTCCCTTCCTTTCCCTTCTGTTCAGTTCTGTTCAGTTCAGTTCTGTTCAGTTCAGGGGGAACTTTTGGGAAGTTCCCGGAATTTCCGGGAATGTCCGTAGGTTCGTCGGAATCTGATGCCTTTGGCGGGTCCGGAAACTTCGATTTTGTCCTCTTGTGAAGCCCCTGCTGATGCTTCTCAAATTGTTCGATCTGGACAATCTCTTCATCGCCAACCTTGTACCACGAGATCAGTCCTGCCGCCGCAAGACGCTCCAGCGACTCCCGTACGTCTGCCTTTCCTTTCTGCTCCAGCATCGGAATGACGACGCCCTTGATCTTCGCCGGCGAACCGTTCATCCGGCCCCAGTCGTCGACGTGCGGAATCATCCAGGTGAACAGCAGCATGTCAAAAATGTCTTGTAGGTCGTTCACTCTTTCCGAAACGCTGATCGTCTTTGCGAGCATTCGTCTTTCAGCCATCGCCATACATTCCTTTCTCTTCTTTCTTGTTCCGAATGTTTCCGGGAATTTCCGGGAAAGATTCGGAACAGTGTTATGACCCCTCCGCTCCTGCTCGGTGAATATCCAAATCTTGACGCGCCCGCAGACGGAGCTGATAAATATGTTCTTGCAGCGACTTATATTCTTTCTTCCAAAGCTCTGCGCGGCTCTCTGCCCGCGCTTCTGCTTCTCGGAGATCGGTTACAGCGAGCTGTGCCGCTGCTTCTTTATCTCCGCGCGAAGCGCTCTGCCTGGTCTCGTTGAAGACTCGTACGCGCTCGTTGTATGCGCGCTTGGCCTCAAGTTCCAGATAAGACGCTACCCGGCCCGTGAGAACGAGTTCCTGCGTGAGCCAGTGTATTTTCTTCATCAATCCATCCGGTGTGCCTTCGGCGCAGTTACGGGATGCTGCTTTGAATTTATCGATGTTTTTCAAGTTGTCTGGAATCTCTTCCTCACGGATCAACTTATCCAGCCGATTAAATACGTCTTCCGAAAGAGCCATTGCGCCTCCCGCCTTTTCGTGATATTCTGTTCGTACAAAGTTTTCCAAATCGTTTTAGATCAAGACCGCGTCGGAAGCGCGGTCTTTTTCTGTTGTCCGCCAATAATAGGATTCCATGCAGCGACGGGTACAAAATACGTGCCCTTTAAGATCGTCAAATCTGATCTCGTCGCCAGCAATCTGGCGGCCGCAGCATGGACCCGAGCAGAGTTTTCCGCGCATCAGATGCGCCTTCGCCGCTCTTGCTGCTTGAGCATTACGCTGATACCGCTTATATTGCCGCCGAGCTTCTCGCGCCATTTGCGGACGCCCCTGCGCCGCAAGGACTTCTTCCCGTTGCAGATGATAAGCTGCCAGCCGTCGGAGTTGATCCGCCGTGCGCGTTCCCGCAAACCCCACGTCCTTACCTTTGATTTTCGTTCCGATCCGTTCCATATGTGTTCCTATCCCCTTTCGAGTTTCTTGCGTATATAGTCCAGTCCCTTTTGGTAGACCAGAGTTTTAGGCTTGACCTTTGGCACTCCACCGGGCGGCGTGTACGTCTGTTCGATCACGCGGAAGTATCCGCGATCGATGTACTCTTGATAAGGCAGGTTGTTTGGCATTAGGATCTTCTCACGCCGCAGCCGCTCGAACAGGTTGTTGCGGCCGATCCCCGGAATCTTCAGCACCTTCGCTGCCGTTCCGATATCGATTGCGTCTGCGCTGCTGGCGACCGTATCATAAAAGTCCGCCTTCGGTTCCATGACTGCGATCTTCTCGTTCTGCTTACGGACGGTTTCCAACGTAGCCCGGAACATTGTCTTGGTTTGTTCGTCCGCGTGCTGGAGGTAGGTGGAGACGAATAGTTCGTCGTTCGAGACATATCCTCCAGTTCTCCGAATTGTTGGAATGACCTCGTGAGTAATCCAACGCTTGAATGGCTTCGCCTGAGGTTTTCGGCTGCCCAACGCTAAGGAATAAAGTCCGGGTTCATTCGTGCAGAAAGTTTCTTGCATCCTTCCCATTGAGTCAGCGACCGGTATTAAACACCGTTCATCTTCCTCAAGCCTGCTAACAGCTTGGCGGGCATCGGATATTTCTAATGCGTCACAAACATCCTTTGCCACCCACCATAGGATGCCGTTTTCAATAACGACACGAACATCATGGGAACCGAAGCGGAATATTTGGAAATCATCCAAGTGCGATCCCTCCCAGCGGCTTGATCACAAATTCGTATTCCAATCGATTGAGGAACTCTTTCGCCCCGGGAATCCCGTCTTGATAGCCGCGTTCGTAGTTGATCCTCTCAACGATCTCTGAATGCTTCGCGCCTTCCGAGGACATTTTTCTTAAATCTTGCTCAATGCGGTTCATCTGGCCTTGTTTCTTAGTCATCGTTCTCTTCCTCCCTTCCGACTTCATGTGATGTGACATACCGGACTTCCAGGTCATCCAGCAGAGCTAGTTCCGCCGGATCTGATGCAAAGATCAGCCGGAAGTCATTCAATGCCATGCGAATCGTTGGGGCAGTGCAACCGAGGTTGTACATGCCAGCGATCTGCTGACCGATAATTGATTTTTCCATAGCGTCTCCTTTCTAAGAAATCGACTGCTCCAGTAGCCATTGCCGGAGGAATTCACGAGTTTCTTTAACTGGAAAGTACCATTTCCCGCCAACTTTCCTTTTGATTAAGCGTGGATCGTGAAAAAACATTTGTAGGATCGTATTCCAGCTCATACAGCTGCGCTTCATAAGTTCTTTCGAATCCCAAAAGACGTACTCCGCATCAACCTCTTTGACCAATTCTTCGATTCGTTCTCGGCAGATTCGTTTTACCTCAACGGAATCAACCTCGACCTTCATAATTCCGCTCAAACCGTTTCCTCCATTCCAGTGCCGAAAGCTTTATTCAGCTTCCGGCACTCACTTTATCGAACGAAGCTTCTTCACTCTCTTTTCGGAACAAATATTCCAGCGATAATTGTGGGAAGAAAGTGTCTTTGATAGCCTCCGCTTCTTCGTACATCAGCGGTGATTTACCATTAAGCTTTTTGTAAACCGCCTCCTGGCGAACCCCAATAGCGGTTGCTATCTTTCTTCCGGTAATCCCCTTGCGGGCCATCTCAGCCCGAAGGTTTCCGTATTTCATAGCCTCACCTCCATTTGAACGCAATTGCGTTCGGCTTGATTAGACTATAAACGCAATTTCGCTCATTGTCAATTGTTTTATAATATTATTACGTGCAATTTCGCTCATTCTTTATTTACAGATTTAAAATGATGGTATAAACTAGCAACATAAGCGCAAAAGCGCTCATTTGACTGTAAATTAAAACGAAGGAGTCATTAATGTGGATAAAAGAACTCAAATCATTGCGAAAATGATAGATGAAAGAGGCAGTCGTCGCGCGTTTGCTGAAGAGGCGGGGCTGGCACAGAGCACGCTTCAATCCATGTTGACTCGTGGTATTGGCGGAGCTTCGGTAGATAACGTATTAAAGGTATGTAAGGCTCTAGGGATAACTACTGAGCAATTAGAATCAATGGCTGCTACTGAAAATTTCGAAACCATAGCTGCGCATCATGATGGGAATGATTGGACTGAAGAAGAACTGCAAGAAATCGAAGCATTCAAAGCATTTGTAAAGTCGAAGCGTAATCGCGGGGAGTGATCGCATTGTTGCTTTATGAAGAACTACTAGACGAAGCTTTTATGCAGCAGATAAATACATACGAAAGACCCTTGTCCTCGCGGCTCAAAGGTTTATATAGCGACGGAATCATATGGATAAATAAGCTTATTCCTACTTACATAGAAAAGGGCTGCGTTATGGCCGAAGAGCTCGGGCATCATCATACAAGCGTGGGAGACATATTGGATCAGCGAAACGTTGTAAGCCGGCGCCAAGAGCTGCGTGCTCGTCAATGGGGTCATGGTCGAGCGATTCCGCTTCAGCGATTTGTTGATGCTCACAAAGCCGGGGTAAGTGGCCGTCACGATCTGGCTGCATACTTCGGGGTAACAGAAGAGTTTCTACAAGAAACCGTTGATCGTTACCGTGATAAGCACGGTTTATATAAAGAATTCAATGAGAACTTCATAGTGCTGTTTGATCCGGTAGATGTAGTAGAGATTCCTTAATCTTTCTTCCACATTTTCCGCCGGCACTTTCTACCCAAAAACAGAACATACATTCCCTTGGAAGGAGTGATGCCTATCAAAGTGATAAATTAAATCATTAAACAAGGAGTGTTTTCATGGCGACTTTTCGAAAACTGCCAAGCGGAAAGTGGCAGGCACGAGTTTCTCGCGACGGAAAAGAATTTAGCGTTGGATCGTACAGAACAAAAAAAGAAGCAGAAATCGAAGCAGCCAAAGTTGAGGAGAGAATCTATTATGGGCAAACTCTGAACGATCGAAAACTTTTGTTTGAAGATGTGGTGGACGAATGGTATGAACACAAGATCCGTGAATTAAAAGATCCAACCATTAAGCAACTTGAAGTAATTGTTCGGCTGCATATTAAACCCGATTTTTGCGGAAAGAAGATTATGAAAATCAAAAGAAAGGATATTAAAGATTGGATTCAAAAGTATGTCGATATGCTTGATAAGAAGGGCGATCCCAAATATTCATTTGGATCATGCTTGAAATATTTGTCTACAATGAAGAGCGTCTTTCACTATGCCGTGCATGAAATGGAGATATTAGAAAAAAATCCAACTGAAAAGTTGCGTGTTCCTGTGAAAGACTCAACTAAGCAGGAAGAAGAAGTAAAGTTTTTCTTGCTCCCTGAATTAGAGCAATTGTTGGATTTCATGAGTCTTTACAAACATCAGCGCTTTAAAAAATACCGGCTTTATTATATGCTCATGCTTTTCTTGAGTCGCACCGGCCTACGGATCAGTGAAGCTTTGGCCTTAAAGTGGACTGACATCGTTGGGAATCAGTTGAAGGTAGAAAGGCAAACCAGCCGAGATGATAATAACAATTTAAAGATAACGACTTTGAAGAATACATCGTCCTATCGAACGATCGGTCTCGATGAAGATCTACTGAAAGAATTGGACGCGTTCAAAGAAGTTCAGCTTGAATTGATTACCGGAAAGGAAAATGCCTTCTTAGAAAATTCAGACGGAATCATTTTTCAAAATTATTTGGGTAACTATCTCACTCCTTCGACAGTCAGAGACACTATAAAAGAGTATTGCCAAAAAGCCAGTGTTAGTTACAAAGGCACTCACGGTTTTAGGCACACCCACGCTGTGCTGCTTCTTGAAGCTGGCGCAAGTTTAATCTTCGTTTCAAAGCGCCTCGGTCATAAAACAATTAAAACTACCGCCGATACTTACCTCTCTATTACTAAAAAAATAGAAGAGGACGAACTTGGAAAGTTCGCCCTCTACACTAAACCAAAATCTGAATCGGCACGAAATCGGCACGACACACCTAAAGGTGCTGATTAAATCGCCTGAAACCCTTACTCTACAAGGGATTTCGGAGATTAACCGATCGACCCTTCCATTTCGAATTTGATCAATCTATTCATCTCGACCGCATACTCCATCGGCAGTTCCTTGGTGAACGGTTCGATGAAGCCCATAACGATCATCTGCGTCGCTTCGTTCTCGCTGAGGCCGCGGCTCATCAGGTAGAAGAGTTGATCTTCGG